GATCCATCAATGATTATGCTTGGCTCTTTCAACAAACAAAAACTATCAGGCTTTACTGGTGGATCAACTAGATTTGACCCAGCAGAAAACAAAAGATTGGTAGCATCTGTTGATATATATGAATCTGACTTTGGAGCATTAACTGCTGTACCAAATAGATTCCAACAAGCTAGATCAGCTTATGTTCTACAACCTGATATGTGGGCAGTTTCTTTTTTAAGAGATTTCCAACTTCAGGACTTAGCTCAAAGTGGTGATGCACAGAAGAAATTCTTACTTGCAGAATACACTTTAGAGTCTAGAAACCAAGCTGCTTCAGGTGGTATATTCGATTTAACTACTTCATAGTAGTTATCACTTTTATGAGGGGGTATTTTTACTCCCTCATAATATCAATTAACAATTTTGTTTGGTCTTTGAAGATTTTTTAAAGTCGGAACGAAGCAAATAAATAGGAAAATACAATGAGAACACTTAACGATTACTTTTTAACATCTGCTATACCTGATGTATCAACTGCATCTTCAACTTTTGTAGTTGTACCTGATGGTGGTAGAATTGTTAAAATTTTTGCACATAACAAAGCAACAACTACAGGAACAGCAGCTATTACTTTTGAAATAGATGGTGTGGCTTGTACTTCTGGTGCGATTAGTCATGTAGCAACAAGTTCTGCTGGTAAGCAATACGAAGTTGAGCCTACATCTTTAAATGATGTAAATGAGGGTTCAGCTCTTGAATGTATTACTAATGGTGGATCAACAAATGCTTCTAAAATGGAAATCACTTTCGTTATCAGAAGATAATTACAAATTTTGTGGGGATCTTGTCTAGCGATACTTCCCCACAAATACCAATCAACTAAAAAGGAAATAAATTATGCCAATGGGAATGGGAACTTATGGTTCTAAAAAAGGACGACCACCTAAGAAAAAAGGTAAAATGAAAAAAACAAAAAAAAAATCAAAAAAGAAAAGGTAAATAAATTATGAGTTTTAATTATGGATTAAGACAGGGAACTGTACTGAAATTAACATCAGGAAGTTCATCATCTGCATCAGCAGCATTTACTGCTGGAACAGAATATATTAGAGTGGTAAGCACAATTGCTTGTCATATTCTTGTAGCTGGAACTCCAACAGCAACAACAAGCACATCTTTATTACCAGCTAACGAAGTTGAAATTATTAAAGTTTCTCCAGGTGAAAAAATAGCTGTATTAAGAATTGGTGGCTCAGATGGTGAGTTATATGTTACTGAACTAAGTGCGTAATGGCTAAACAAAAGTTTATTCATTTTGTTCCAAGAGATAAACCACCCAAATTAGGTAAGCACAAAAAATCATTAAATAAATCTGAAAAAAGACAAATGAAACTTACTAGATATAAAGGTCAAGGTAGATAATGGGAAAACTTAGAGTAGATAATGATGGTGTAACAACCGAAACTTTTCATGATAACGAAGATAAAGGTGTTATCCAACAAAGATCAGTTGATGTTAAACCAATATTAGAACACAATAAAAAGCTATACACACAGAATGATGGTTATTCACCAGACAAAGGTTTAAAAAGAGTAGCATCAGTTCCAAACATTATTTTAGAGATTTGGGCAAAAGAATATAATGGCGATATGAATAAAGGTAATTGGTTTGCTTTACCTAAAGATGTTCAAACAAAAATTTTAAAAGAAAAATTAAATAGTTCTGATTATAGATTATTTAGAACTGCACCAGGAAGATTTTAATGGCACTAACAAATTATACAGAATTAAAAGCATCACTTGCTAATTGGTTAAACAGATCAGATTTAACAACTGAGATAGCTGATGACTTTATTAAATTAGCAGAAGCTGATTTTAACTCAAAACTTAGAGTTAGAAGTATGATTGCACAATCAAGTTTTACTATTGATAGCGAAACTGAAGCTCTGCCAACAGGATTTTTACAAGTAAGAGATTTATATATTTTAAGTGGTTCTACAAAATGTCCATTGAGATATGCAACACCATCACAAATGGATCAAATGCAAGGCACATCAAATACTGGTTTGCCATCTATTTATACAATATTAGGAGATACTTTTAGATTTTCTCCAAAGCCTGATGCTGCATATACAGGCTATTTAAATTATTATAAAACTTTTGATACTCTATCTAGTACCAATACAACTAATTATATTTTAACAAGCCACCCAGCTATTTATTTATATGGCTCATTATTTCATGCTGCTAATTTTTTAGGAGGTATTAATCCTCAACAAGTTCAAACATGGCAACAAATGTATGGCACAGCTATGGAAAGATTAGAACAAAACGACAGAGAAGATCAATTTAGTGGATCACCTTTAGTACAAAGAGGTGAAGATACTGTAAGAGGTGCTTTCTCAAATAATTATAAATCAACAAATTATTAAACTATGCAATTACCTTTTGGCGAATGGCTTCCAGATCAACCAGATCATTTAAATCCTGGTGCAACTGTTGCAACTAATGTTTATCATGCACAATCAAGCTATAAACCAGTTAAAGGTTTAGTTGCTTATAGTGGTGCATCTAATGTAACACAAAATGCAAAAGGTTCTGGTAGTTTTAGAGATAACACAAATACAGTATTTACTTTTGTTGCTACTAAAGAAACTATATATAAATTAACATCTGGTACTTTTAGTGAAATTGGTGCAAGAAATGTAAAATTAGCAACTGCAAAAGCATCATGCACAATTACAGTTTCTGATTATGCAAATATTGGAGCTTCTAAAACTATTACCTTAAAAAAAAATGATAATTCAACTGTTGTATTTACTTCAACTACAGGAACAGCATCAGGAACTCAGTTTAAAGTAGAAACAAATAATAATACTACTGCAACAAATTTAAAAACTACTATTGATGCTCATGCTGATTTTACAGCAACAGTATCAGATGCAGTTGTTACTGTTACAAGAGCAGCTATTGGTAATGAAAATTTAACCAATGTATCATCTGACACTACAAGATTAACAACTACTAATTTTTATGGTGGAACACCCTTAACAGGCACAGATACAGATTACATCACTTTTACACAATTTGGACAATATGTGATTGCTAGTAATGGAGTTGATGTACCACAATATTATTTAATGGGTACTTCAACAGTTTTCCAAAATTTATCAACTATTGCATCAAGTGGAACTCCACCAACTTTTAAAACTTCTGGTGTAGTGAGGGATTTTTTAGTAACTGGTAATATAATTGGTGCTAAAAACAGAGTAGCTTGGTCAGGAATAAATGACATAGCAACTTGGGAAGCTGGTATTAGTTCATCAGATACACAAGATTTGCCAGGCTCAGGTGGTCAAGTAGTTGCTATTACTTCTGGTGAAGTTGGTTATGTTTTTAGAGAAGATCAAATAATTCGTATGGATTTTGTGGGTGGGAATGTAATATTCCGATTCTCAGTAATTTCACCCAATAGAGGTGCTGTTTATGGACAAACAGTTTGCCAGGACAACAGACAAGTTTTCTTTTACGCATCAGATGGATTTTTTCAAATCAATGGCGACCAAATTTTGCCGATAGGAGCTGAGAAAGTAAATAGATTTTTTGATGGTGATTTAAACAAAGCATACACAGATAGAATTACTGCTGCTGTAGATCCATTTAATACTTTAGCGATCTGGTTATATCCAAGTAAAGATAATCCAAACACTACTGGAATTTGTGATAAATTATTGATATACAATTATGTAACTCAAAAGTGGTCAGTTGCTAAAGTTAAAGCATCACAAATCTTTAAACAATTCGTAGTAGCAAACACAGTTGAGTTAATGGATATTATTTCTGAAAACTTAGATGATATTAATATTTCACTTGATACAGCTTTTTGGACAACAGGACATTTGTATTTAGGTGCTGTTGATGAAAATTTTAAAGCAGCAATTTTTTCTGGAAAAACTTTAGAAGCTGAACTTGAAACAAAAGAACAAGAAATATTTCCTGGTCTTAGAGCAAATGTAACTGGTATCAGACCAATTGTAGATGCAATTGCAAATGTAACTATTAAGACTAGAGATAGATTAGTTGATAATGTTGTTACATCTTCATCAAGTACAATGAATGACACAGGAATAAATCCTGTCAGACAAAGTGGTAGATACTTTAGAGCTAATGTTAAAATTCCAGCAGAAAGTATTTGGACTAATGCACAAGGAATTGATTTAACAGCTAGTCAAGGTGGATCAAGATAATGTCAGATAAAATAGATATAGATAACATTAGATATTCAATTGAAACACAAGAGTTTTTTCAAAGACAAGTTGAAGAAGCAGTAAATACATTAATTAACAAAAATAATTCTGAAAGCGATAAGGCTTTTAGTTGGTTTATGAATTAGGAGCAACATGACAACAAACATTAAAGATTATTCAACAACTCAATCAAGCAACACTACATTAAATTCTATTGATGTTAATGAGGGTATGCTTCCTAGTAATCTTAATAATGCTATTAGAGCATTAATGAAGAATACTAGAGATTGGGCAAATGACAGTCAATGGTTTGAATATGGTGATGGCTCTGGTGCTTATACTTCTGCTTGGGTTTCAACAACTCAGTTCACTATTGCTAGTTCAGCAGATATTAGTGCGATCTATCATGTTGGTAGAAGAATAAAAGTTTTAAAAGCAGATGCTAGTCTTGTTTATGGATCAATAACTGCAACTTCAAACAATGGTACTTTACAATCAATCACAGCTACTTTTGATAGTGGTAACTTAGGTTCTTCAACAAACGCATTAAGAATTTATATTGGTGCTTTATCAAAAACTAATTCATCTATTCCAACAGAAATTATTGGAACATCTAATTTAGCTGATGGTTCAGTTACACTTGCTAAACTTGCAGCAGATTCTGTAAATGGAACTAAGATTGCAGATGATAGTATAAACTCTGAGCATTATGTAGATGGTTCTATAGACACAGCTCATATTGCTGACGCACAAATTACAACAGCTAAAATTACTGATGCAAATGTTACAACAGCAAAAATTACAGATGCTAATGTTACTACTGCAAAGATCGCAGATTCAAATGTAACAACAGCTAAGATTGCAGACTCTAATGTAACTACTGCAAAACTAGCAACCAATGCTGTTACAACAGCTAAGATTACAGACGCAAATGTTACAAGAGCTAAAATTGCTGCTGATGCAGTTGATGGAACAAAAATAGCTGATGACTCAATAAATTCAGAACACTACGTTGATGGTAGTATTGATACTGCACACATAGCAGATAGCCAAATCACAACTGCTAAGATTGCAGACTCACAAATTACTTCTGCTAAAATAGCAGATGGTGCAATTGTTAATGCAGATGTAAATGCTTCTGCTGCAATAGCAGCTACTAAAATACATGATGGTTCAATTTCTAATACTGAGTTTGGATTTCTAAATGGTGTAAGCTCAAATATTCAAGATCAAATAGATGCTAAAGGTGCTTCTAATGCTAACTTAACAGCGATTGGTAACTTAGCAAAAACAGATGGTAATATTATTGTTGGTAATGGTTCAACATGGGTTGCTGAAAATGGCTCTACTGCTAGAACTTCTTTAGGTATAGGAACTATTGCAACTCAAGCTGCTAATAGTGTTTCAATATCTGGTGGATCAATTACAGGACTTGGAACTCCATCTAACAATACAGATGCAGCAACTAAAGTTTATGTAGATGGATTAGTTACAGGATTAAAAACTAGAATTATTTGTAGAGTAGCAACAACAGCTAACATTACAACAGCAACAGATTTACAAGCTGGTGATAGCTTAGATGGTATTACTTTAGTAGAGGGTAATAGAGTATTGGTTAAAAACCAATCAACAGCTACACAAAATGGAATTTATTTAGTAGCAGCTTCTGGTCAAAATGCTGCAAGAGATCCTGAGTTTGATACAGTTGCAGAATTAGCTGGTCAAATGGTAATCGTACAAGAGGGTTCTGCTGGAGCTGATAAATTCTTTTTATGTACTACAGATAACTCAGGTTCAATAGGTTCAGTTAATATTACTTTTACAGTTGTCGTACCATCTAATGTTGGTGATGTAACTTTAAATGGAACTCAAACTTTAACAAACAAAACTTTAACCTCACCAGTAATATCGGAAGTAGTTTCTGTTTCTAATGGAAACATATCTGTATTACCAAATGGTTCAGGTAAAGTATTATTAGATGGTAATGGATCATCAGGTGGTATTTCAGTATCTGATGGATTAATAGATATTAGAACTGGTACTGGTGCAGTATCAAAAGTTAAATTTTATTGTGAAAGTTCAAATGCTCATGCACAGACTTTACAAGCTCAACCTCATTCGGCTGGTAGTTCAAGTGTATCAACTTTACCAGCAGCAACAGGAACTTTAATTGGAACTGGTGATACAGGAACTTTACCATTAGTTGCTATAGATATTGATGGTGGAAGTGATATTGGTGCAGACCTAACTACATCTGATCTAATTGTAGTAGATGATGGAGCTGGTGGTACAAATAAAAAAGCAGCATTATCAAGAATGATAACTTTAGTACAAGCAAATATAGACGATCCAACAGCACTTGCAATTGCTTTAGGTTAATTAAATAATAATAGGAGAAAATAAGAAATGGCAAACACATTTAAGACAGTAACATTCGCAGCAGAACCAGCTAGTGCTGGGACTCCTTATGTTATGTACACAGTAGCATCTAGCACAACAACAGTTGTATTAGGATTGGTACTTGCAAACATTCACACTACAGCAGTTACTGCTGAAGTAGAATTAGTTTCTACAACATCAAATAGAGGTGGAGCTAACAATGTTGCTAATGGCACATCAATGTTAGTTAAAGATGTATCTAT